TTACCCGAACTTGAAGAAGATGACATTGTGAAGCTCAGCGTAATATTAACTAAAACTTTATGGTCGGAAGGGTATAGAAAGATAGATAACAATAATGATATGCAATTACAAGATGGAAGTAAGTAATATTATCCACAAAAACAAACTTAATGTAGAAACTAACCAACAAATAAAATATGAATTACGAAAAATTTAAACAAATTATTGATTTACAAATCGCTCACAATAAAAGAGTAGATGAACTTTATGCTTTAAAAATTGATACAATAGAGTTCTTTAATGAACTTGGTCGAGCAAATGAATTGCTATGGACTGAAGTATTAACTGAAAATGGCGATTACCATTTATGTTATTATCTATACGAGATGAATGGTATTTATGGCACTCCCGATCTAAACGAAGAATATAAAGACACAAGAGAATTGTATGATTATTTAATAGAAAACAAAGGATTCAAATGAATAAAATTATTGTTATATTTAAACAATACAAAAGTGAATTAACATGGATATATATGTTTATGTTACTTACCGAACTTTCAATATTATCGATTCCATTTTTACTTGGTAAAAGCATTGATGGATTAATTGTAGGTAATTGGTATTGGATGGTACTTTTAGGTTTTTTATATTTCGCATCAAACTTTTTTAATTACAAACGAATGGTTTATGATACAAAAGTTTATAACACCATTTATAACAATATTGCATTAAAGTTTCTTAAAAAAGATGATGTTGATGTTTCAACTAAGGTAGCCAGAACCGATATGGCACAACAAATTGTTTTTGTATTAGAAGGTTATGTACATTATTATATCGCAACAATTGTAACCATAATCGGTTCGCTTATTTTTATATTTTCAGAGAACTGGCAAGTTGGTATACTCGTTAGTATTTCAATTATCTTTATTGTGAGTTCAGTATTTATACTTTATAAAAAAATAAAACAAGGGATCATTATAGCAAATAATCATTACGAAACAAAAGCAAAATCAATTGAGTGTGGATATGCAAGTTCTGAATCTTTTTTTAATAGGAGGGGGAAAATAGAAGTATGTCAATCAACCATACAAGGTAAGAATTGGTTTTTAATAAATACCATTAAATATATTTTTCTAATTTTATCAATTATATTATTAATCAACACATCAAAAAACATTACAATAGGAAGCATTATAACTGTATATTCTTATGTAAATAACTTTTTAATAGCATTACTATCAGCACCAGTTGCAATTGAAATGGTTTTAAGAATCAGTGATGTTTTAAAACGCTTAAATTAAACTAAATGAATACAGCAGAATTTAACAAAGTTATTGAAAAAAGAATTGAATTGATTAAGTTAATTATGTTATCGAAAGGCAAAGAATATTCTACCGATTCCGATAAGTTTCATAATTTTAAACAGTCAGTAGGTATTAGCTTTCATACATGCCCCGAAAAAATAGCTTGGGAATTTGCTGTTAAACACTTTCAATCTATTAAAGATACTTTGGATTCAGTTGATAATGGAGCTGTAAACTTTACCGATAAATATATTGAGGAAAAAATTGGTGATGCAATTAATTATCTTATTCTTATTGAGGGGATGTTAAAAGAACGTTTACTTAACTAATGCAAAAACTAAACAGGATACTCCGAAAATAATACTGATTCCTTTTAACCGCTTTTGTTTTTTAACCTCCAGGTTTAAACCTTTCATTTGAATAGTTAGTGATTTGTTTTCTTCGTCTTTATACTTGATTATAGTTACTTGATTTCCGATAATAGTTTGTAACTTATCTTCATTTTTTTTATATAAATTAACCTGGTTACCTTTTAAGATAACTTGTTGCTGGCATAATGAATCCGCTAAATAATATGCTTCAGCTTTATGGTATTGTTTTGCTAAGAACTTAGCCTTATCGGAACTAAAACAAATTAAAGTATCTTTATTATTTATTAGTAAACTTTGAGAATATGCTGTCAAATTCAGCAACAAGGTTATTATTATTAAGCGAATCAATTTCATTTACTTTGGTTTTATATTTTATTATTACTGTTTGTTTTTTATTCTCCAATACGTTTAGTTCTTGAGTGTATTTATCAATAATAACTTTGTTCTTTTTAATATCAGAATACAAGCTATCATTAACTTTATTCAAACTATCAATTTCTATTCTATAACCTTGTATTATACCTAATTCATTGTAAGGAGAATATAAAAACCACAATATCAATAAATGGACACATAATGTTATTAAGCACAAAATAATCGATTTATTGGACATTACAATTATTTTCTTGTACTAAATTTATCAATAGTGGTTAATCCTAAACAACCAAAAGCTAAAGCAGTTACACATTCAACTAAGGTGTCCGATGGCTTTATATGTTCGGGTGTAAACTGATTAGCAAAAAGAGTGCTGCATAGCATAATAGTACATATAAGACCACATACTCGTTTACTCGAAATCGTTCCTGTTTCATCTGCTAAGATTTGTTTTATAAAATTTTTCATTCTTTTTTTCCTCTGCTTTTAGTGATTTTACTTTGTAATTTTTCGATTAACATCTCAATCCGTTGCTCCAATAATTCTATTCTTTTTTTGAGTTCGTTGATTTGTTCTTCGTAAATTGTAATTACTTTGTTATTACCCGATGCTTTTAATTCGTTTCTACTTTTGAAGTAATCCCAAACATCTTTTCCTTTGAGTACACCTATTAAGGCGACTACTATGCCAACAATAGTAACCTGGTCCATTTTATTTAATTGCTAAAATTTGTTTTCTGTTTTTAACTGTATAGGATATATGCACCCAAGTAAAATCATACTCATTAATTAACTGGTCAAATTCTAAATTCTCTTTACACCAATCAAATAACTTTTTATTTTCTTCTTTATTACCTCCGCTTATATCAATGGCTTCACCTTTTACATGCTGACTTGTTTTCGAACCGCCTACTTTTGCATTAAGTGATTCACATCTAAAAAATGAATTAACCTTAATAGGTTTATTATACCACGTTCTTAATGGCTCAAAACACTTCTCAGCAACTAATTTCATACAAGCTAACTGAGTATCATTAGGATTGTTTTCTATTCCAAATCTAGTAGCTGTATTGCTTACAGTCGCTTCATCAAAACTAATGTGCTTACTTATCATTTCTTATGTTCTAATTGTTCAACTCTGCGTTCTAAACTATCGTGCTTAACATCCTGGACCATTACCATAGTTTTAATTTCATTAAGGTCTTTACTCATCTTCATCAAAGCATTAACCCCTAATGCTCCGATGAAAGATAAGATGGCTATCAACCCCGAAACCAGCCATAAAAGAATGTCAAATTGTGTCATATAATACTTTTATATTTATTATCTATTTGTGTTTCATCAATTACTTCTAACTGAGTCCAATCAATTTTTTTAATGTTTTCGTTATCTTTTAATTGTTCAACTAAATCAATACTTACTAAATAAGTTTCATCAAATTGTTCGCTACAAAATGGATTAAATTCATAACCTGTTTCGTATTCAAAACTGCCAACCTTGTTAGCATCTAATTTTGATATTTTATAAAATGTATTCATAATTAAACTTGCCACCCTATTGAGGTTCCTAATGCTTGAACTGCTGTGTAAAAAGTAGATTGATTAATAACACCACTTCCAATAGCCGATACACTTAATTGTCTTGGACTATAAAAAGCTGCAGTTCCATTATTATTTAATGCTAAAACATACATATTATTATTTATTAATGTACTTGAAGCAGTTGTGTTTGTTGATATAGATGTACCATTTTTATAACTTCTAACATCTAAAGTTCCAACCCTTACACCTGAAAATAACCCTAAAGAATTTGCAACTGCAATTCCACTCATTAATCCTATTTGATTTATTGACCGATAAAAACTTCCACCATCTCTTATATCTAAAGTTGAATAACTTGTAGCATTAGCGTGACCAATATCTAATTTAGAAGCGTTTAAATCAGTTCTTGAATAAACATAAAGTGAAGCACTATCTAAAGTATATTTAACTCCATTTGTTGTTGGGTTATAATTAGTGTTTAAATAACTACTAGTTCCGTTTCCATTATAACCTTGACTTGCTGTGAATGTAGGCGAATTAACCGCTGTTATCATAGTACTTGTTGGATTTGCTAAACTTGTTCTTGCAGCTATTGAATTGGCTAAACCATGAATCCATAATCTATCAAACTCAGCAAAATCAGTTCCTAAGGCAGTAATAAAAGTATTAATATAAGTTTTTTCATTAGTTGTTAAACTCCCACCATTTGCAGTAACAGCATCAAAATATGGTTGCCCAATAGATACTGGCACTTTATTCATTAAAGGTATTAAGTTGTAATACATTATGCTTGTGTGTTAATTCCTAAAACATCAAATTTAGTATCAGTATCATTCCAAACCAAACCAATATAAATAGTTTTACTAATTGTTGTTGTAGTTGGTAATGTTACTCCGATAGCCCGATAGTTAGTTCCAAAGGCTATTGTTTGTGCTGTGCCATTATCTTTAATTCTTATTATCATAGCTTGCCCTTCCGACATTGTGCCTGTTGGGTTTGCTATTGTTAAGCCTGTAGCCTGAGCTGTTATTTTAACTAAATCATTTGCTGAGGTTGGTGTTACTGTTGCTGAACTTGTTACACTTTGAACTCTCGGAGCATATTCTGCTTTACCATTAAATGTAGTCCAATCTGTTGAACTTAAATAACCATTTACTGAAGTTGTTGCTACAGGAATTGAAATAGTATTTGTTGCTCTACTTAATGGACTTGAAAATGTTAATGTTGATTCTTTACCATTAAATGTACTCCAATTTGCTGAAGTTAATGCACCCCTATTTGAAGCACTAGCATCCGGTAAATTAAAAGTATGGGTTGCAGTTGCTGAAGATATATTAAAATCAGTTCCTGTAGTACCCGTTGCTAATGATTGTATTTGTGCGGTTAATCCATTTAAGGCTGTTAAGCCACTTGTAAAAGTTGTTATGATTTGACCTAAATGGCTATTCTCAGTATGTAATGTAATTGTGCGACCACTATTATTAACATAAAATCTAATTGCTAACCTATCAGTTAAAGTTAAAACAGTTTGTGGAATTGCTAAAGCTGTAGTATATAAATCAATAGCTGTACCTCCTGTAATACTTTCAGGTGTTGCTGAATTACTTGCAATTAAAGTTAAAGTAGTCCCATCGTATTTATATAATTCTACATAAAAACTTGGAGTACCTCCAGCTGAAGATGCACTAAAATATGTTTCAAAATTCCAATTACCTCCTGGTATTAATAATTGATTAGGATCATTTGCATCGGTAATAAAACTTTCAATATAACCATTAGATGAAATTGTAAAATCAGTTCCAGCTCCGATAATAGGTGTTTTATTTAATTCTTTAAAAGCTACTCCACCTAAAGTTCCTTGAGCTACCGAACCATTAAGATAGTAAGATACTGAAGAACCGCCACCGCTTGATTGTGGAAAGTTAGCAAGTGAACCATCACCTCTAACATATTGAGAAACGACACCAGCTCCTGTTATTGCTATTGTGCCACTTGTTGTTATCGGACTACTAGCAACGCTAAAAGCACTTGGCATTGATACGCCTACACTTGTAACTGTTCCCGTTGTTATGTTTCCACTACCTAATAAAGTTGTTGAATTAATAGTTTTAATATTAGTACCCGAAACTAAAGTATCTTGTTTTAAATTTAATGCTGTTTGAGTTGCTGTAGATATTGGTTTGTTTACATCACTTGTATTATCAACATTGTTTAATCCAACCATTGATTTTGTTATTCCCGAAGTCGTTCCTGTAAAAGTTTTATCCCCAGCAATAGTTTGTGGACTTGTTGAAATCACACCCCTAGCTGTTGCACTTGCATCAGGAACGTTTAAAGTTATTACTGGAGTTGTAGTTCCATTTGCTACCGATGAAGTTAAATCAGTTCCACTAGTTCCTAAAGTTAATGCAGCTACACTTGTAACCGTTCCACCGCCACCCGTTGAAGCAATAGTAATTATTCCATCGGCTGTAGTTCCTGTGGTTGTTAAAGTTATATTACTTCCCTCAACTAATTTTATACTTCCACCTGTAGCCGATAAAGTTGCTGTATGCGAAGTTGAATCTGAAGTATTTGCTAATGTTTGATTACCTGTATTTGTACCGCTTGTATTTGTTATAACTGTTTGTTGAGCATCGGTAACATAATTTTTATTTGTACTTGCTGCTATATCCGCTGTTGTTGCATCCGCCCCTACAGTTACTAAACCTTTTGAATCATAAGTGATTTTAGTTTTAGTTGCTCCAGTTATAGCTGTATTACCAGTTACTTTAGTTCCTAATGCTGTATTCAAATCGGTTTGACTTGCTAACGTTCCTGTTATAGCACCCCAAGTAACAGCACCCGCTGCACCTGGTCCGATTAAAGTACCACCTAAAGTAGTACCGTCTCCGATATAAAACATTTTAGTATCAGTTGTATAAGCGACTTCGCCACTTTCTAATACAACCGTTATTCTATCGGCATTCGTGCCACGTCTAATTCTTATTGCCATTTTATATATTATTAAATAAAGTTACCGCCATCTATTAAAGTATATGAAGTTGCTGCTGCAAAAGTACCGCCATCAATTAAAACATTAAAATTAGTACCGCCACCACCACCACTATATATAGGAATATTTAAAACATTACTTACTAAAGTAGATGCTCCACTTGTATTATTTGTTGTTAATGTTATTCCGCTTCCAGCTGGCAAAAAAGATAAAGCACTTAATTGTGTTGTCCCATCGCCTAACTTGAATTGACCCGTTGTACTTAAATACGCTGGCTCACCAGCTTTTAAAACCATAGTTGCATTGGCTGAAAACCATGCTGAATTTTTTGGATCGTATCTTAATTCTACTACTGCCATTTTATGTTAAAGTTTGTATTATTGTTACAGGAGCTGGATCAGTTAATGTTTGTATTAGTTGTTGTAAAACTTCAATCGTATAATAAGAACCGCAAGGCACTACTGCAATAACGTTTCCATCTTGGTCTATTATTCTTACATCATCAGGATTAATGACTGAAGGCGAACCTGTTATTGGTAAAGAGCAAGCATCCCATTCAAAGATGGATTTAAACTCAATATCAAAATACCAACCCGCTACTTCATCGTTAAAAGCATCTACAAAATCAGTTAAAGTTGCATTTTCATTTACATCAATAAGTTCTGAGAAATCAAATTGTTTAAAATAAATTAAAGTATCTAAAGCTATTTGCTTACAATCCGATAAGACTTCAAGTTGGTTTCTTAATCCCTTCTTGCTTTTATCACAAATATAAAATCTAATTACAGTAACATCACTCGTTCCACTAATTCGATTAGGTTGCAAAGTACCGAATAACATAGGATAATGAATAGATTGCCCTCCATTTAATTCATCCCACGGATCGCCAAAAAACCAGCTCTTAATCTGCTTGTGAGCAGACGCATAACTTTCTATCGCAATTACCAATTTGTTTAATGTAAGCATCTATTTTTTTCTTATTTTTTTTAATGTACTTTTTAATTTCACTCTTTGTTTTTTTTCTTATTGCCATACTGGATTATCTCGGTTATCTTGTATATTACTATAATCTTTTTTACCTAAAATTCTAGTGCCTAAATAAATATCAACATCGTAAGCATTTCGTTCAGGGAATATATCCGCACCTGTATTATTATTGTAAGTTGGATAAGTTGAGTTATTATAGTTCAAATATTTTATCATTCTGTCCCCGTACATCTCGCCATTTGTTTTCCAAATATTCATTAAATATTCCATGTCATTAGTAGGAATGGGTTGCCCGTTATCACTGCTATTAGTCATTATGCCTTTGTTAGCATATCGGAATTTAAACGTTGGTGAGCTTTCATACATTATGTAGTGAACCATCATTTTTAAAATGTAGTTATCTATTAATGTTTTGTAAGCTGCAGGAATAGTAGTTGATGAATTTATATAAGCTAAGATGTGAGTTTCAATCGTATTATATAAACTAGTTCCTAATAAAGGAAGTATATATTTATCCTGTACCAATTCAATAACTGGTGTTATTTTATCGTATTCAGTATTATCGTCAATAACCGAATGTCTAATTAAATAATCTTGTCCTATCCAAAGTGTTGCCATGTTATTTCTTTTTACGTTTTATCCTAGTTTCACCTACCCAAATATGGCGGCACCAAGGAGTTGTCTCAGTTCCATTATTATAAAATCCACCCCTGAATTCCCAGGCATTTTCCCCAAACTGGTTAGTGAATCCATCTATTTGTTCATAGGTTAATCTTCGTGCTACATTCTTACCGTCAACAGTTTCTCGACCACTTGTTTCAATCATCATTTGTAAACAGAATTCTCTTGTTGTTGGTAATCTTTTTGGACCACTTACATCAGGTCTTTTATCGTATTTATAAACTGTATAAATTTCGGTTTCGTATTCTTCAGTATCTTTATCTAAACCTTTTTCGGTTGGTGTAAATATTCCATCTAAGAAGCTACCTAGTTTTTTTTTCTCTAACCAAGTTATTTCAGTATTTATTTTTTCAATATCTACATTTAATGCCTTAGCAAGTTCTTCAGGTTTCGCAAATGGATTACCTTTAAATTGGTTAAGTATTGCATTTCGTAAATCAGTAACTGATAATTGTAATCTATTGGCTGTATATAATTTTTGTTTTGATAACTCAAATCTTAGAACTTGTTTTGAATCTTTAAAGTTTACATATTCAAGGTCTATTATTTCGTCATCATCATCTACATCTATAGCATTTGCTTTTACCCATTCAAGAAATCTTTTTTCTTTTTCATTTGATTGTTGAACTTTTACAACCTCATTATTCATTTCATCTTGTGCAATTCCTAAGAACGTTAAAGCATCCGCATCACTTAATCCAAATCCTGTCTTAATCATTATCAAAGCCTGGTCTGCTGTATAATCACCCTTCTTTAACTTGTTGGCTATATTAAAAAGATTTTGTCTTTGTCTGCCCGTTAAGTTTTTAAGATGTTCGTTTACTTGAATTTCTTCTTGTACTACAGTCGCACTCGGAGTGCCAATTTCTGCAGCTTCAATCTTTAACCCGTATTTTTCAATTATATAATTAGTTACGATATTAGGATCACGTGCATTTAAAGCATTGATAACATTTTGATTTTCTAATGGCAACTCTTTGCCAATCGGCTGAACTTGTTCTACTTCAAATGTAATATCTAAACCAGTCTTTAGTTTAAACATTTTATCAATAAACTTATTAAAAGCAACTTGTTCAATCTTAGCATATTCGTTAATAAATAATTCATGTGCTAAATCTAATTCGTTACGATCGCCTAAAGTACCCTCAGTTTTGATTTTAAACAATACTCCAGGCACGTTATGTCCTGTGATTATCTTTTGTTGGTTACGTTTATTTAACGCTTCGTATTGGTCCGCTAATCCTGTTGGAGTTACATTTACAACTTCTGCTCCTTTGCCATCGGGATTAGTAAATGATAATACTACTTTACCAGCATTTTGTGTACCTTGATGTTTTTCTTGGAAACGTTCTTTGATATCTTCTTTAACTTCAGGTGTTAATTTACCCGAGAAAAAAGTTATAATATGACCAGCACTAAATCCATTTTTTACTAAAGAGTGAAAAAAGTTGCTAATCTCAATATCGGTATTAATGTCCATTAGAACGCTTGAATAATCGGGTGAAGGGTAAAGTCCATCTAATTCATTTAAAGACGGTGTGAAGTCCTTAGAATAGTAAATTGAGGCACCTATAAAGCCATCCTTATAAAATGGGAAGTAAGTCTTTTTTAAATGGTAACTTTTAGCAGTCCAATCTTCCGAATACCAAACTCCGCAATTATCAGCACTTAGTCTAATCTTACCCATATCTAAATGGTAAAACTCAATCGGTTGCCCTATTAAATTTGTAGTAACTTGACATGCGAACCCTCCGTAAATTGCTTTATCGGAATCACATTTTTTTCTTAATTCATACCAGCTATCAAATCTATTTGCCTTGGCTAAAAATTGTTGAACTTGTGGTAAATCTTGACTAGGCACTATTTTAAGTCCGCTAAGATAACGTGATTTACCTTTTACAATAGCAGCATGCTCAGGATGATTGTTATAAGAATTTAATAATTCTTTTGGGAAGTTATTGTCTTTGCCCCACTTAACAAACTCACCAGCTGTATCTATTTTATAAGTAGGAAGTTGGTTAACATCCATCTTAATAGTAATTATGTCATTATATACTTCTAATTTTTTAGCCATTGTAAACCTTGTTAGTTATTGCTCCACCTTGATATTCTTTAAATGTAATTTTTGTTAAATCAAAACAAGTTGCATAACCCACCTCCACTACATTTAATCCAGTTGGATTAGTATTACTATTGCCTACTTGTTCGTATATCGTATATTCGTAATCGCCTACTGTTAATGAAATCTGAGTAGTTGTTGGTGTTGCTGTTTCAACTATTATAAATTCATTATATCGTTCCTTTTGTGTGCTTATGTCCGCTGGTAAAAAATATTGTGATGTATTTGTTTGAACGTTTTTAAACTGAAATAAAAAATAAGGATTTGCTAATAAACATTTCTCCTGTAATGTTAAGATAACTGTATTACTATTATTCTTATTAATTGTTATCATACTTATATAACGTACAAATATATCAATTTGTTATTTAAAAAAAAAGCCCAAGCTTACGGGCCTGAGCTTAACTTTAAAAAGTTATTGATTAAGCTATTAAGTTAGCTATCAAAGTACTTGTTACTTTGTAAATTGGAGCTATCTCCTTACCTTTAAAAGAAAGTTTTTGTCCGTTAAAATCAGTAATTGCAGTTCCACTTTCTAAACTCCAAGTCATTAAATCCATTCCTTGATCCTTACCAAATAACCAATAGTCACCGTTAATATCTTGAACCATCATAGTCAATACATTTTGAGCAACTAAGTGAATTTCTTGAATCATTGCAGTAGTTAATTTCTTAATACTGAAATCAATTTGTGGTTCGTAAGAAATAGTTCCTGAAGCTGGAGTATAAGTTCCTGGATTAGTCATGTTCGACATTTCCTTATCGAGAGAATATACTCGATACTTCTTGCCTGTAGCTAAAGTATAAGCTGTAACCACTCCAGCAGTTGCTGTAAATGTCGAACCAGTTCCTGAGTTATTTTCAAATTCAGTAATGTAAACATTCTTTATTCCTCCAGCTCCACCTTTACAACCTAGAAAGGTATAACCGCTTGTTAATACACATGGCATATTTTTATAATTTTAATTTGTTTATAATAAGGAGGGTTGCCCCTCCATTAATTTTTATCCTACGTAAAGAACATTCATTGCTTGATTCACAACGTGTGCGAAAATAGTCATGATGTTTTTTACAAACATATCTTCACGATTGAAAGCAATTTTGTTAACTTCAAATTTATTAATATCACTAACTAAATCAGTACACCAGTAAATATAATCCGGACGTGCTGCTACAACAACGTTCTCAGCTAAAGGCACGAATTGAATTTGAATTCCATTGTAGAAATAAGCTTCAGTTGGTTGCCCTAAATTAGTTACTGCGAATAAATCACGGTAAGTAGCAGATACATTATAAATATTAATTAATTGTTTGTGAGAATAAGGAGCATAAATAAATGGCTTAACCGCACCATTAATAACTCTTGCTGGGATAGCTGCGTAAACTTTAGCGTATTCAGTTTGGATATTAGTACTAGATATAGTCGTTCCTAAAACTTTAATACGAGTTCCTAAAGCACCACCATTATAAATCATTCTAGTTGCAACACCATCAAGTAATGAAGCTGAACCTGAAGCAACTAATGCTTGTTCAACTGAACTAACTTGATTCTGAGCAGTTCCTGGAGTTAAAGCTGCAACTGCAGTACGTGTAGCACTTGTTGCACCATTCCAAAACTTAGATTGTAAATCTTCAGCAATTAAATTACCATAAGACTTTAATACTACTGAACCAAATTCACTTGATTCGATTTCCCATGCACCTGGCTTCATAGTTCTGTTGAAACGTGAAGAACGTAAAGCGTTCGGGTCGAATTCTTGGTAGTACATTATTTTAGTTGGAGTAATCAAAGTATCAACTAATCCAAAAGTTCCTGATGAAGTTGGAGCACCACTTGCAAAAGCTTGAGCTGTTACGGTGTTATCATTCTCAGTAAAGATTGTGTCTGATTTTATATCAGTTGCTAAAGTTACTAAATTCTTATTTACAGTATCATTTGCGAAGAGTATTTCTTCTATGATGGGCGTAACGGTTGCGCCTCTTAAATCAACGATTGTAGCGGAAATTGCCATATTTTTTTAGTTTTATATTGTTATTAATTATTAATTATTTTGTTAGTCTAAATTTTTCTAAAGAACTTAATTCATCCCAACTTTTAGAAACCTTAGTTTCATTTTGTATTGGTGTGTTTAAAATCTCGTTTACTACTTTGTTAAGTAAAACAACTTGTTTTTTCAAACTAGATATTTGACTTTCTAAAGATACTTGCATGTTACTCATTTGAGTTTTCATATCGGGCATCTTTAATTCTGGAGCAACTACTTCAGGTAATTCAGGAGCTTCTTCTTTTGTACTTGCTATCTCAGCTACTACTCCACTTGTAATTGTTACGATGTTGCCATCTTCCATTGTGTATTCACCATCCATTACTGGACTAGCTGTGCCACTTGTAATATCCATGATTGCAGTTCCGATAGTTAGTTCACCATCATAAGCAAATACTAAACCATCAACTGTTTTAGCTTCTTTCATTTTAACTTCAGGAGTTTGCTCGGTACTTGGTTTTTTTTCTTCAGTTGGCATTGTAGCGGGTGCAGCAACTGGATTAAGACCTTCTAAGGCCACACGTTCATCAACACTTAATTTAGTTATGATAAAGTCTTTAATTTTTGAGATAACATTTGTTTCCATATTTATATAACGTTTAAAGTTTTTAAATTGTTTATTATTTTTATTACTTGTTCATCTGACATAGTTACTTTATTGATTTCAGCTGTTTTAAATAAGCCATCAATCGAAACACCGTTAACTTCACCCGACTTGATTTTTGTCCATACTTCATCACTTTCAACTTTGCCCGTAAGAAACCAAGTTCCTTCTGGCAGTCCTTCGAAGCCTTTAGCTGTTGCAAATCTTTCATTATTTAATAATACTGATTCAAAGAATGTAACCCCTTCTATTAATTTACTAGAATGCTCAATATCTACAGCACTTGATAAATTATCTTTAACCCATTTTTGTTCTACAAGTTCAATCGTTTCCTTATCGAACATCAAGTTAAATTCCTCACCAGCTATATTCCGATAAATTAATTGATTCGGTATAAGTACTGGAGTGAATATAATTCTCTTATCTTCGTTTTGAATTGCTAACTTGATTTCCGATTGTTTGTTAAACTTAATCCAATTTATTTGAATCGCTGGATCACTTACTAAACTAACTGTCTTTAATCCCATTTCGGAATCTTCGACATCTATTATTGCTTTCTTAATTGGTAATTCCATAATCTAATAACGTTTAAATTTTAAATATTGTTTATCCGTATGTTGATTCCGATACTAATTTGTTTACTCTATTTGTAGTACTTCTGTTTTCGGTTTCTACGACATATGCTTTAACAGGAGCAAAGTTATTATTTTGATTTCCACTAAATGTAGTTGACTGCCCTTGACCTGGTCCATATATTGCGGGAGCTTGACTTGTTGTTGGTGATGCATCTGCTGCTGCTGGTATTGCACCCGCTGAACTTCCACCCTCATCAAATTGTGTAGCATTTATCTGAGCAACGTTTGCTGCTGTTGTTGCAACTAAAGCGACTGCCCTTATTGCAGAAAGTATTCCTAATGTTGGGTCGGGAATTGCAAAAATAGCACCTAATCCTAAGATACCATTTAATATAGCACTGGCTCTATT